ACCTGGAACACAATACAGGCGCACGTTTCATGGCTTTTACACATTGCATACAAATGCAGATTATGGGGTTCGGTTGGTGCAGAATACTATTTACACTATATTTGCATAAAATACAATGTTATGGGCAACGCTAATGCTGTAGAAATAACTGAAGACATATTTAATAAAGTATGCCACGATATGAGCTGTACGCCACAGGGATTAATACACATATTGAAACCATACGGAATAAATAGAAGTAGCTTTTTAGAGTATAAAGAGAAAGAACAACACAGAATCAACACATACGCGCGTGCGAAATCAGATCAAATTGACTACTTAGCTGCTGAAATTAACCGTTTAACGTACGAAATGGAGCAGATAATTCGAGGTGATAATGTTTACAATGAGATTAACATTAATGCGGCTGTAAACGTGCTTAAAATACAGATTGACTCGCTTAAATGGTTACTATCTAAACTTGCACCAAAAGAGTACGGAGATAAGATTGAGGTAAACGCAACCACAACTACCACACAAGTATTTAAAATAGGGGATACCGAAATAGCCATGTAATGCAGAATAAAGTTGTTCTATTTGAGCCGTTTCCAAAGCAGCAAAAGTTTATTGAGTTCGCATTTGACAGTGTGACCAAATATGCGTTGTATGGTGGCGGTATTCGTGGTGGTAAAACGTTTTGTGGGCTTGGTACGTTCATTCTATTGTGCAAGGTGTACCCGTATAGCAGATGGGCAGTAGTGCGCAAATCATTGCCCGATTTGAAGCGTAACACGATAGTTTCATTCAATAAAATAGTCCCTACCAACTTTGTAAAATCATACAATCAAGATACTCAAACGGTCACTTTTAATAACGGTTCACAGATTATATTCTTTGCTGAGAACTACGACGATGATAAGGAGTTGAACAGGTGGAGAGGATTAGAGGTTAATGGCTTTTTATTGGAAGAGGCAAACGAATTGCAGGAATTATCATTTTACAAAGCCATTGAGCGTGCAGGGTCACATATACCGCCAGTTGGATGTAAAAAGCCAAAACCATTTATAGGACTTACATGTAACCCCTCATGGGGATGGGTAAAAACAACGTTTTATGATAGGGCTAAAAATGGGACATTGCCGCCTGACTTTCAGTATATATCGGCATTGATACATGAAAACCCATATATTACAGAGGATAAAGATTACATGGAATCGCTCAACAACTTACCGCGCTTGCAATATGAAGTGTTTGTATTGGGCAATTGGGATGTGAATATGAATGAACATCCCTGGATATATGCAATGGATGAAGATGTACACATTAAGCCAGTTGAAGTGGTAGAAACGTTCCCAATATACCTATCCTTTGACTTTAATGCAAACCCGATGAGTTGTACAGTGTGGCAACGTTCACCTAATGTAGCTGGTAATGGTGGATGGTGCAGGTGTATTGATGAGTTTGGTGGTCATTTGAAAATAGACGAATTATGCGCACAAATTAAGACATCTTACCCCAACCATATATTTTATGTCACAGGGGACAGAAGTGGGCAAAATGAGGATATAGGGCGCAATCAAACAGCATATCAAATGATACAGTCGTTACTACATTTGTCAAACGCTCAGTTACATTTAAATAGTTCAAACCTCGAACACTTTGACAGTAGAATGTTATGTAATGTAATGTTTGGCAAGTATGATATAACTATTGACCCATGCTGCAAAAATTTGATTGCTGATATACGCAAGGCAAAGGTTGATATTAATCATAAATTAGGTAGCCAGTTATTGAAGGATAGAGGCGAGAATAAGATGGATTACTTCGATAGTATGCGTTATTTCTTTCAAACGTACTATAATGAACATGTGCGTTCAACTTATCTTAAAGGTATCACAATTAACAATATCGCAGCATTGCCGCCCGATACACCACCAAAGAAAATAAAAGTAATAGATAATACAGGTAGAGATATTGCAGACCCCCCAAAACGATTTAAAATTTAACTATATTTGCATAATGAACAGCACACTCACAGCAAAACAACACCCCGATTATGAAGTCGCATTTACTTGCGGTGAACATGTATTTTATAAGCCTACCGACATTACAAGCTACCATAAGAGCCGAGAATTAGCAATGGCAGCGCAAGACCAGTTTAGTAGGTCAGGAATAGACCCCGATACATTACAAGCGTTTGCACAGCAGTTATTAGACGAGGCGAACAATACCACACAAAAAGACCGATTGCGTAGTAATGTGTCTGTAATTGCCACTAATTTGCTATTAAGGTTACGTAATCCAGTAGATGAATTATGTGCTATTAGAATGGGGGCAATAGCAATGATACACGCTGACGAATACCCCGATGTGTGTAACTACGCATGGTTGAAAAGAAAGATGGATTTAGCAAACCAACACCCCGACATTTACGCTTTTTTTTTGCAAATGGGTTTAGCATTTACACCAGAATACGGCAATCTCTTGCGTGGTTTGACAGCCGAGGAATATTTGACAAATCGGGAGCAGCAATTGAAATTAGCAAAACCGATAACCCAATAAGTAAAGTAGATACTATGTTTAGAAGTGACTACCAAACAGCACTACGAATAGCAGGTGGTAAACATAGTGAGGCTGATTACATTATGAATTGCAGTTACTTTGAGTGGTACAACCGAATTGCACATAGTATAGAATATTCTGATTACATTAATCCAAAAACAAACAGCTAATGGCACACGTAATAGTAACAAGTTGTGAAGATTGCCCACTTTATGCAGACTATATGATAGCTGATGATTATAATCGTGGGTGCTATCACCCCGATAATCCCGAAACATGGGATAATCCTTTTGAAAGTTGCCCACTAAAGAAAGAACCAATTACAATATCATTAGACCAAAATTCACAGCCATGCCAATAAAAACCATACAACACAACGGTATAGATTATCCATCCTTTCAAAGTGAAGGTAATGCAGCGCAATTTTGCCGACCATTTGCGCAAAAAGTATGTAAGGGTATAGGGGTTGATGTGGGCTGCAATCGCAAAGAATGGGCGTTTGTTGATGCTGATGGAGTTGAGGCGTTGTGTATAGACCCAGTTATTTGCAGTGAATATCATGCACTTAATTTTCCGAATATTAACTATGATTATGTCATATCGAGCCACTGCGGAGAACACTTAGATAATTGGGTCGATGCTTTTGATTATTGGATTGGAAAATTAAAAGTTGGCGGCGTGCTGTTTTTATACCTACCTGACTACTCTCAAACATATTGGAGAGTGTTTTCAAATAGGAAACACATACATACATTTTTCCCACAGTTAGTACGTGATTACTTAGAAGACCGTAAGATGAGAAATATATTTGTATCGGGGGTAGATTTAAATAATTCTTTTATGGCTATGTGCCAAAAGTAAACACACATGACAACAGCAATCGTAATACCTGTATATAACAGACCTGAGTACGTTTCCCAATGCTTTGCATCGCTCGCAAAATTAACCATACAGCCCGACTTGTATGTAATAGTTGATGATTGTAGCACCGATGCTGAGATACCAAAACTAATAGGCGCATTTGTTACAGATAATTCAAATACAATAGCATACAGACAACCAAAGAATTTAGGTGTAAAGGGTGCGTTATTGTGGGGTATAGATAGGGCGTTTAGTAGTAAGGCTGATATAGTTATCAACTTAGATAGCGATGCTATTGTAAAGCCTGATTTTGTTGATAGGGTAATGAAATTACATATTGAAAGCGGTTGTATAGTTAGCGGATTTAATAACCCAAAAGAACAAAGTAATAATCAATATTTAAACACTGATGTGGTAGGATATGACTTTAAGAAACACGCCAACGGCATTAACATGTGTTTCAATCGTGAGCAATACGATAGACACATAAGACCAGCATTGTTAAGTAGGTCGGGCAATTGGGATTACATCGCGAGTGAGAGTGCAGGCAAAGCGGCTATTACAGTACCATCATGTGTACAGCACATCGGCACTATAAGCAGTATGGGGCATAAAGGTGCAGATAAGGCACATGATTTTAATATCTTGCAATTGCCTAATGTTACATTGTTTGGCATTGATAGTCACGACATTGCAGGGATCAAGCGAGCAGCCGAAATAAGTAGCAGGTCGATAAGGTTTGGGGCTACTAATATTATCACAGAAGATTTATTTACCAAAGGTGGAAACAGTGAAACAAGGCGTGCAGATTACAGCAAGTTCATGTTTAAGCAACTAAACAGCCATTTTGACACATCTCACGTACTAACTATCCACGCTGATGGGTATGTAGTTAATGCTGATGCTTGGGATAATAGTTGGTTGGAGTATGATTATATAGGGGCAACATGGTGGTATAAAGATAACATGAATGTTGGTAACGGGGGGTTCTCATTGCGTAGTAAAAAACTATGCGAACTATTAGCCAACAGCGATATTAAAGGCGGTCATTATCACCCAGAAGACCACCACATTTGCAGGACATATCGGGCATCACTAGAGGCGAACGGTATTAAATTTGCACCTGAGGAAGTGGCTAATAGGTTTAGTATTGAGGCATTTAATGTACCACCACCACATAACAAATATTGCGGGCAGTTTGGTTTTCATGGGGTGCATGTGGATATGTCAGATTTGCCAACCGATATACAGTATAAGAAGGTAGCACCAATTGTTAATAATAGCAGATATAAAGCACTTAGAAGGATATGACAGTACTCCCATTACAATTTTTTGGCATTGGAGATGTGATATTTTCAATGACCCTTATAAAGCGCATATCGAACGGCAATCCTATCGTTTGGGGTGTAATGCCGCATTTTGTCGAAGGGCTTAACAGGGCTTACCCTAATGTAACTTTTGTAGATTGGAATAAATTAGGCATTGATTACAACACCAAACAGCATAAAGAAATATATCACGCTGAATATGGTAAGTGTGTAATTATTCCTATTCGGTGGGCTGATAGCATTATGAAAGTGGGGTATGAGCAGTGGATGCGTTCAAAGTATGATATGTATGGCATGGACTACAGAGATTGGAAAGAACATGCAATGTGGGTACGTGATGAGGCGAAAGAAAATGAATTGAGTAAGTTAGTAGGTAATAGCGATACATTTGTAAATGATATGTTTGGTAGTGATTGTAAACTAAAATCAAATGTGCCAACATTCCCAAATGCAACTAAAATGAGAGTAATAGACGGATATTCGCTATTTGATTGGGCTGGTGTAATGCAGAAAGCAAAACACATTCATAGCGTAAACACATCTATCATTTACCTACTTGACCAATTAGAACTAAATGCAACAGATGTGCATTTATATCAACGTGCCATAAAGTCACAGACACACAAAGGCGTTGACTATTTGATTAACAAACATAATTACATATATCATGGATAATTACGGGTATTGC